CGCGGCGACCATCTTCGCCGAGGGCGACTTCGTGGCGTGGGACGGCGGCGTCGGCCGCGTCGAGCACGTTATGACCGAGGGCCGCCTGGGCGACGAGGGATCGGAGTACTCGCTCGAGGCGACGGCCGACGATCCCGCGGCCCTCGTCCGCATCTGGGAGTCGGAAGACGGCGGGTGGGAGGAAACCGACCTGTTCACAGGGCGGAAGATGTCCGACCTCCAGGCCCACGCCGACGTCTCGGAGCCCATGGACGACGACGAGCGTGCCGTCGGCCTCAAGCCGACGGCCGGCATGGCCGCCGCGGCGAAGCGCGGCCTGCGGCTGCACGAAGAGGGCAAGAGCGGCGACGGGCTGAAGCCCGAGACGGTGGCCCGCGCGAACCGCCTCGCCCGCCGCGAGGAGATGAATCCCGACTGGGTTCGCGAGATGAATGCGTGGTTCTCGCGGCACGAGTCGGCGAGCAAGTCCGCGGGCTGGGACACGCCCGGCGCCGAGAAGCCTGGTTTCGTGGCGTGGCTTCTGTGGGGCGGCACTCCGGCGAAGAACTTCGCCGCCAGGAAGGTGAAGCAACTCGAGGCCGAAGCGTCTCGGTCGATGGCCGACACCACCGACTACATCGGCAAGGCGGCGGCGCTGAAGGCAGCGATCATGTCGACTCCGTTGCACGGCAAGTAGTCGACGCGGTAGCCTACAAGTAGACACAACGCTCGCGATGGATGTCGCGAGAGCAGTGCGAGTGTCTTGCGGATGCAAGGCGCGGCGCGCTTGCGGGATCAACACCCCGCCGGCCGTCGCGCATCTCCATGCCCGCCTGGCCGGCTCAATACGGAGCAGGCCATCATGGCGAGCAACCTCAAGCGTCTTCAGGATCGTGCCGCGGCCATCGCCGCGCGGATGAACGAACTGGCCTCTGTGGCCGAGAGGTCGGAAGACCAGACCGCCGAGCTTCGTCGGCTCTCCGACGAGTGCGACACCGTCAAGACCGACCTCGAGTTCGAGGGCAAGCTCGCCGCCAAGGAGGCGGAACTGCGTTCGGTGGTCGAGAAGGCCGCCCCCGCGCCGACCCCGGTGGCCGTCGAGCCGGAGCAGCCCAAGAAGACCGAGATTCGGGCCATCTACCCGCATCACACGAGCCTGCGGGCCTTCAACGACAGCCCCGAGGCCGTCGAGCAGGCGTACCGCTGCGGCCGGTGGATTCGCGGCGTCGTGTTCAAGAACGCCGACGACCTCCGGTGGTGCCGTGACCACGGCGTCGAGGGCCGCGCCCTCAACGAGGGCAGCAACTCGGCCGGTGGCGCTCTCGTCCCCGAGGAGTTCGCCGCCCGCGTGATCCGGCTCGTCGAAACCTACGGCACCTTCCCCGGCGCCGCCGAGAACGTGTCGATGGCCCGCGACACCCTGGTGATCCCCAAGCGGCTCACCGGGACGTCGGCCTACTTCATCGGTGAAGGCTCTGCCATCACCGAGAGCGAGCCGACCTACGGCAACGTCTCGCTGACGGCCAAGAAGCTCGCGGTGGCCTGCCGGATGAGTTCCGAGGTCGTCGAGGACGCCGTGGTGTCGATCGCAGACGCCTGCGCACAAGAGTTCAGTACGTCACTGGCGTACACCGTCGACACCTGCGGATGGATCGGCGATGGCGGCTCGGGCTTCGGCGGCATCCGCGGCATCGTGTCGAAGATCGACAACGGCAGCCACACGGCGTCGGTTCACACCGCGGCCGGCGGCAACACCGGCTTCGAGACGCTCGACCTCGAGGACTTCCTCGGTGCGATGGGCAAGCTGCCGATCTACGCCCGCCAGGGCGCGGCCTGGTACGTCAGCCCCGCCGGCTACGCCGCCAGCATCGCTCGCCTGAAGTACGCCGCCGGCGGAAACACCGTCAGCGAGATCGGGTCGGCGGCCGGCGAGACGTTCCTCGGCTACCCGGTGCGGATGGTGCATGTGATGAACAGCACCCTCGGCGCGGACGCCAGCAAGGTCAAGGTGCTCTTCGGCAACCTCGGCCTCTCGAGCATCTACGCCAAGCGGCGTGACTTCTCGGTGCGGCTGTACGATCAGGTCTACGCCACCACCGATCAGGTGCTGCTCCAGGGCACCATGCGGTTCGACATCAACCACCACACCCTCGGCTCGACGAGCGAGGCCGGCCCCGTGGTCGCCCTCAAGTCGGCGGCCTCGTGATCTAACAGGAGCACCTAGCAGATGATTCACGCTCAGAACCATCGGGTCGTCGCCGAACTCCCCACGGCGGCTGTGGGCGCGACGGCGACCGCCACGCTGACGATCGACACCCTCGGATACGATCACGCCAGCGTGACCGTCATCCGCGCGTCGAACGCCAGCACGGTCTTCGCCAACGCGGTGAAGGTCGAGGAGTCGGACGACAACTCGTCCTACTCCAACGTCACCGCCCTCGTCGGCGGCGGCAGCGGCGGCTTCTCGATCCCCGCGATCGCGGTTTCCGCGACCGGCTCGGCGTCCGTCCTCAAGATGGACATCGACACGAAGGCGAAGAAGCGATACCTGAAGGTGTCCTACACCCCAGGTGCCTCTGCCACCGTGGCGATCGTCGGCCGGCTTGGTCGCGCCGAGGTGTCGCCGGAGAACGCGGCCCAGGCCAACGTCATCGGTCTGGTTCGAGGCTGATCCCGTATTCCATGCGGGACGGCCAAGGACGGCCGACAAAGGCGCATGAGGCGCGCCCGCTCCTCACAAGGAGCGTCCCATGTTGCTGCGTGTAGGTCAGTGCGAAGCCGAGGCGAAGGTCGTTGCTCTGATGAGCACCCCTCGCCTCGGCTTCACTGACAACTTCTTCTGCGTCTCGCAGGCGCTGACGCCTCACAAGATTCCCATCGTCAAGCACTCCGGTGCGTTCTGGGGCCAATGCGTCCAGAGGTCGATGGAGAGCGTCATCGACGACTACGACGTCATCCTGACGATCGACTACGACAGCGTCTTCACCCCGCGAACCGTCGAGGCGCTGACGACGCTGCTCTACTTCTCCGGCGTGGACGCCATCGCCCCGCTGCAACAGAAGCGGGAGAGCAGTTCGGTGATGTTCGCCCTCCCCGGCGTCGCCCCGGAGGACAAGACTTCCGTCGAGGACGACTGGTTCGCGAAGCCCGTCCAGCGGGTCGAAACGGCCCACTTTGGCTGCACCCTGTTCCGCACGGCGGCCCTCAAGAAGGTCGAGAAGCCGTGGTTCCTGGCCCACGCCAACGACAAGGGCGAGTGGACGGGCGGCCATGTGGACGAGGACATCTACTTCTGGCGGGCGTGGGCGAAGGCCGGCAACACGCTGGGCATGGCGACCCAGATCAGCATCGGCCACGCCGAGCTGATGATCACCTGGCCGTCCAGGCAGGACGCGGGCGGCAAGGTGCAGCAGCACACGACCGACTACTGGTCGAGCGGCACTCCGCATGAGCGGGCATGGGGGATCGTAAAATGAAGGTTCGCGTCGCGAAGGCGTTCGGCGGCTACAAGGTCGGCCAGGAGTTCGAGTGGGGCGATGGTGCGGCACGCATCTTCGTAGCCCGCGGGCTGGTCGTCCCGGTCGAGGAGCGTGTCGTCGAGACGGCCGCCGTCGAGCAGCGGGCTGAACGGGCAACGATCGACAGGAAGCCAAGGAAGAGGCAGCCATGACCACCGGGGCAGGGATCGTCTACGTCACGCCTGAGTCGCCGAGCATCGGCATCACGCCGTATCGCAGTTTGCGAAGATTCACTGAGCCGGCCGTCGAGCCCGTGACGCTCGCCGAAGCGAAGGCCCACTGCCGCGTCGACATCGACGACGACAATACCTACCTGTCGACGCTGATCTCTGCGGCCAGGCTGTATGTCGAGGACATCCTCGACATTTCGATGATCACGACCGTCTGGGAGGCTCGCTACGACTGCTTCCCCCTGTGGGAACTGACGCTGCCGCGACCGCCGATGGCGGCCCAAACCGTCACCGTCATCTACCGTGACGAGGGCGGCACCAACAACACCATCACGAGCGTGGCCGGCTTCCAGGCCGACTCCTACGTCACACCCGGCCGCATCTACCCGCTGTACTCCGGTGTCTGGCCGGCGGTACGGGGCGACGAGAACAGCGTCACCGTTCGGTGGACGGCCGGCTACGGGGCCAGCGGGGCCAACTGCCCCGCCACCCTCCGGCACCTCATTCTGCTCCTCGTGGCCCACTGGTACGCCAACCGGGAGCCGGTGACGGCCGCGAACCTCCAGATGGTCACCATCCCTGGCACCTTCGATACGCTGCTCGCCGCGAGCGGCTGGGGCGGATACAGATGAGCGTCGAGGCCGTCGTCAACGTCGAGATCGCCGCCACGAAGACGACGCAGAGCGGCCTGGCGACGGCGGTCGCGCAGTACCCGGTTCGGCTGACCGTCGAGGCCGGAGACTGCACGAAGGTCTGGAGCACAACGGCGACCTTCCCCGGCACCGGCCACGTTGACACGTTCCTCGCTGCCAACGCCGGCATGACGGCGGTCAAACTGGTTTACGTCAAGAACCTATCGACGACGTCCAGCATCGCGCTGACGGCCGGATGGAACGGCACTGACTTCAGGAACTTCATCCCCGACATCCAGTCGTGGAACTTCTCGCCGATGGTGAACCTGGGAAACCTCACGCTCCGCGGGTATCCGATCCGTCCTCGAGGCGCCTTCCTGCTTTCCTGCCCGAACTCCGAAGGCTTCTCGACGGCGTCCGGCGGCGACCTGTTCCGCGTCGGCGGCGTCGTCGGGCAGTCGTTCGAGCTATACCTCATGGGGTCTTGAGATGCCGCTGAATGCCCAGGTTTCCGTAAGCGTGCTGGTTCACGAGTCGACGAGCGACAGCCTCTCGTCGGCCCTCCGCGTGACTCCGGCCATGTATTCCGCGTCGCTGTCGAACGGCACCGGAGCCAATCAGGCACAGATCGCCTACAGCGAAACCGGCACGATCCCAGACGGCGACGAGGTCTTGCTGACCTTAGGGTCGCTCTCCGACGACCGCGGGGCCGTCGCGATGACGGCCATCAAGGCCATCTACAT